TTAGATCCTGCAAGTGCGAATGCAATGCCAGAAACTGGTGATCCAGAAACAGATGCAATTGTAAAAAAACAAAAGACAATAAACAAAATAAAATCAATGGCAAAAAAATAAGTATTAATACTTATTGACTTTTGTGTAAAGATTTGTTAATATAAATAACGAAAGATGGTCGTTTGATCATATTCTGCTCCCCTTCAACCAAGACCTATAGGGAGGATAAATTACGTCTTTTTGCCTGTAAGTGAGGGATTTACAGGACATAAGTTTCGCATCTTCCCTGATGCCCTACTTAAAATCGTCTTACTAATGACAACTCTATCAACTCAACGCAAATCTGGAGGACTTCTAGCAGGTTGGCCAGAATTTTGTGAGTGGGTAACATCAACAAACAACAGAATCTATGTTGGTTGGTTTGGTGTACTCATGATTCCATGTTTGCTCACAGCAGCTGCATGTTTCATCGTTGCATTCATTGCAGCACCTCCTGTCGATATCGACGGAATCAGAGAACCAGTAGCAGGTTCTTTCTTGTATGGTAACAACATCATCTCTGGTGCAGTTGTTCCTTCATCAAACGCTATAGGTCTCCACTTCTACCCTATCTGGGAAGCAGCAACCGTAGATGAATGGTTGTACAATGGTGGTCCTTATCAGTTAGTTATTTTCCACTTCCTAATCGGTATCTCAGCATACATGGGAAGACAATGGGAACTATCATACAGATTAGGTATGAGACCTTGGATCTGTGTTGCTTATTCAGCACCAGTATCTGCTGCATTCGCAGTATTCTTAGTGTATCCTTTCGGTCAGGGATCTTTCTCAGACGGAATGCCTTTAGGTATCTCAGGTACGTTCAACTTTATGTTCGTGTTCCAAGCAGAGCACAACATACTAATGCATCCTTTCCACATGGCAGGTGTTGCAGGTATGTTCGGTGGTAGTCTCTTCAGTGCAATGCACGGTTCTTTAGTTACATCATCTCTAATCAGAGAAACTACAGAAACAGAGAGTCAAAACTACGGCTATAAGTTCGGACAAGAAGAAGAAACATACAACATTGTAGCTGCGCACGGTTACTTTGGTAGATTAATCTTCCAGTATGCTTCATTCAACAACTCTAGATCATTACACTTCTTTTTAGCAGTGTTCCCAGTTGTATGTGTATGGTTAACCTCTATGGGTATCTGCACAATGGCTTTCAACCTTAACGGTTTCAACTTCAACCAATCAGTTGTAGATGCTAACGGTAAGATTGTTCCTACATGGGGTGACGTTCTTAACAGAGCAAACCTAGGTATGGAAGTTATGCATGAAAGAAATGCTCACAACTTCCCACTTGACCTTGCTTCAGCAGAGTCAACAACAGTTGCTTTAACAGCACCTTCAATCGGTTAATTTATAACCCACAATAAAATAAAGGCACCTTCGGGTGCCTTTTTCATAGGAGAAATTATGGTAGCATCTACCTTACAAGCACCCACTAGGGGTTGGTTTGATGTTCTTGACGACTGGTTAAAGAGAGACCGTTTCGTATTCATCGGATGGTCTGGTCTTTTACTTCTACCTTGTGCTTACCTATCAATCGGAGGTTGGTTCCTTGGAACTACATTCGTTACCTCATGGTATACACATGGTATCGCATCCTCTTACTTAGAGGGAGCAAACTTCTTAACAGCAGCAGTCTCCACACCTGGCGACGCTATGGGTCACAGTCTTCTGTTCCTTTGGGGACCTGAAGCACAGGGTTCATTCGTACGTTGGTTACAACTCGGAGGACTATGGAACTTTGTAGCATTACATGGAGTCTTCGGACTTATAGGTTTCATGCTCCGTCAGTTTGAGATCGCAGGACTTGTAGGCATTAGACCTTACAACGCACTAGCATTCTCTGCTGTTATCGCAGTCTTCACTAGCATATTTTTAATCTACCCACTAGGGCAGCATAGTTGGTTCTTCGCACCATCATTCGGTGTTGCAGCAATCTTTCGTTATATCTTATTCATTCAAGGTTTCCACAATATAACTCTTAATCCATTTCATATGATGGGTGTAGCAGGTATATTAGGAGGAGCATTACTTTGTGCCATTCACGGTGCAACAGTACAAAACACTTTGTATGAAGACACATCACAATATACTGATGGTAAAATTCAAAGCACAACATTCCGTGCATTTGACCCAACACAGGAAGAAGAGACTTATTCAATGATAACAGCAAACCGTTTCTGGTCACAGATATTTGGTATTGCTTTTTCTAACAAAAGATTTTTACACTTCCTTATGTTGTTCGTTCCTGTCATGGGAATGTGGACATCATCAATCGGTATCGTAGGTCTTGCACTTAACCTCAGAGCATACGACTTTGTATCTCAGGAGATAAGAGCAGCAGAAGACCCAGAGTTTGAAACTTTCTACACTAAGAACATTCTTCTTAATGAAGGTATGAGAGCATGGATGTCTTCAGTTGACCAACCACATGAAAACTTCGTATTCCCTGAGGAAGTATTACCTCGAGGTAACGCACTGTAAACATATGCTGAGGAGCACAAGCAAAAATGACTCAATTTCTAGTAAAGTATGGTGGATACCTATCCATCTTTGAATTTATATTCTTTGTTGCAATAGGTATCACGTTAGGACCTGTCCTAACATAATGTGTTGTTTAAGGGACCTAACCGTCCCTTTTTTTATCTTGACTTACTAAGTATATGTGCTAAGATGGTATCATGACCAAACTCATTTCAAAAAACGATCCACAATGGTTCGCACAAACAAGCGACATACCTTATGATCGGCATCGCTATCGTATAAATTATACGACAGGTGATTCAGTTGAATTTGATACATGGGATCAGATGAATGCACATTGGTTCCAAAGTCTTCCTAACGTATTAAAAAACGTGGAGGTCATAGACATCAAGAAAACAACAAACAAACCTAAAGGATTTTGATCATGGATAAAACTGGATTCATTAGAGAGTTTAATGTAACAGCTTATACTTTAAAAGGATGTGTACATTGTTTGCACCTACATGAATTACTAGAACGTTCTAATATTCCACAAGAACGAATTACATATGTCGATGTCGGTGAGGACATTACTAAGGAAGATTTCATTAAGAAATTTCCCGAAGCAGGTGGTTACCCACATGTAGTCATTGATGGTAAAACCATTGGTGGACTGGTAGAAACGGCAAAGTATCTGGTCAAGAAAAAAATGGTATCAACTACTCCAAATGGGTAAAGACACTATAAATAAAGGCACAGAGCTTATGCTTAGAAGGAGGCAAGCGATAGAGCCACCGTCCCCTGTTATAAAACAGTTAGGGACAGACGTATCATTCTCTCTTCTCAGGCGAAAGTTTAGAATTAAACTGAATCTTAGTTGGGAGAAAATAACAGACAACTAAGGAGTGGAAACATGGAAGCGACGACATATGTCCTATTTTTCTCAGCAACATCATCATTTTTATTTTTATGTGTTGGGATTGTAGCAGGGTGGACCGCAAAGGACTTCATGCATGACTACTTCTACACTGAAGAAGAATCAGTCTCTAATATGCATCCAGAAATGTATGACCAAGCAGGTCAATATATACATGAGGAATTATACTCAGTGAAATTTGTCGATGAGGACGACCTAGATGAAACTATTGATTAATGAGGTACTTCAAAAAGTATCTAATGCAAAAACAAAAAAAGAAAAGATCAAACTCTTACAACAGTACAACACACAAGCACTTAGATCTGTCTTGATTGTTAACTTTGATGAGTCTATTATATCTCTCTTACCCGAAGGCACTGTTCCATATCAACCGAATGAAGCACCAGAGGGGACAGAACATACTGTCTTGGAAAAAGAATGTAGAATCTTATATCACTTTTTTAAAGGTGGATCAAGTATCAATCAAACCAAACGTGAGTCTATGTTTATAAGACTTCTAGAAGGTCTCACAGCAGGCGAAGCAGAAGTTCTATGTCTTGCTAAAGATAAGAAGATTGGTAAGCGTTGGAAGGTTACTAGAGCATGTGTGGAGGAAGCGTTCCCTCAGATACAGTGGGGCAATAGATCTTGAGTGATAAGGTTACTATTTTAAAAGAGAACTGTGATCCAAAAGATGCACAGGATAAATCTCTTCCATACACTGCGTATCTTTTTACGTGTCG